TATTAGTATGGTAATGAGGTTGACATACGAAGGATCCATGCTATAATTGAGACATAATCCTCTCCTTCTGACCATATCTTCACCCAATTGAACCGTAGGCCTACCGTACCCGCAATCTGGCTCACGGTGGCACATGGCGTCCCCTGAATTACCACGGTGGCTAGGGCCTTCCACATTTGTAAAAATTTTTATACTTTTGGGGAGAACCAGATCTAAAATATAATCTTCTACCAAACCAGGGGGTTGACGGATCTGCAATCTGTGTTATTATTAACATATGAGAACATTAGGACCACTCAAGAGAGATTATGACACATTCAAGACAGCCGCTTTCACAGGCTACTCAATACCAGCGGAACTAATGGAGACCGTTAGACCCTGGATACTTGAACAATTCCGTCAATGGAACATTGACCGTAAAGACACATTCAACCCAGCCTGGGATCTAGGCTTCGCAGAATTGCGGGACCTACAAGACAAGCACACAGCATTAACCACATTGGCCAAGATATACAAGGAAAGCACTTTGGAATATGATGCATTGGGTCGTAGCAGGATCAAACAGGCACAACGAAAATTCAAGAGAGACGCTGGAGGCAGGGTTGGTAAAGGCTTTTACCGTTATGCTCTCAAGGCATTCTATCTATTTCAGGCCTAACGCACAATTTTCTTGCTGACGCAAAAAAACTTTTTTAACGCACACAGGTTGACGGATCACAGAGATGTGCTACAATTAACACAAACAAGGAGAAAATATGTATAGAACAAAAAAATACAATTGGAACAATTTTGAGGAGATCAGTTTAGAAAGCAACAAGTTGTTGTTTGAGATCACATACATGGATCCCAAGGAGCAATACTATTGTGCCAACACAGCCAATATGGGTGGTTATGAAGATGTCAAGAGTGGCAAGATAGAAGTACCCATTGAGATGGGTGGATGCACAATGGATGATTGCGGACACGGACCAGTGAAATTAAGCGATGCCATCAATCAGACTGCTGATTGGTTGGATGATGACTGCGTTATCACTGGGTGGGAGATCAAACCCTGTGATGAGAACGGACAGCAGGTCAACAGAGAATCAAGTGAATTTGCCAAATGGATAATTGAGAACAGCACAAGGGTTGGCAATGAGAAAAAAGCAGGATTGAGGAATGCTAACGGCACATTGACAGGTTCAAATGTGATCAAGTTTCCAAAAAAGAGCACTGGATGAACGAACGAAAATTCACCAGGGAGATATGCGAAAGGATATGGCAAGCAGGTGGTAGGATCATGAGCACCAGGACCAACAAGCATCTTGTTTTCCACACAACCCTTTCACCCAAACCTTTGGTGTTTGCCAAGACACCCAAATCATACGCACGACAATCAGATGTGATAGACAAACAGATCAAGCGACACATCAAATACCATCCAGCCTAACAGGTTGACACACACTCACAATATGCTATAATAGTACAGAGACACACATTCACCCTGTCCTCGTAGTTGCATATGGTAGACAGGGTCGCGTGCTCCACACCAGATGTGTGTCTCTCTACCATATTAGGTGATGATGTTTACCACGGATTCATATCATCACCTAATGCACCAAAATTCAAATTTCAAAACAACCAAATTAAATATCATGGGCACAGATCCTGGATTGTGTTGTTCTGTGCCTTTTCCGTTGACTTTCTGCTGTGTGTTTTGTTATAATACTAAATATAAGAAACAAACAGATACGACAAAAAGGAGAAAACAATGGCAAAGACAGGCAGACCCAAAAAAACACCAGAGGCGAGGATCCGTGAATTCTGGGCCAAGGTGGACAAGACAGGTGACTGCTGGTTGTGGCAGGGTAGCATAGACAACAATGGCTATGGCACACACTACAAGGGCAGACCGCATCCACTCTTGGTCAAGGCACATCGTTATGCCTATGAACTGCACACTGGCCAACAGTTTGATGCATGGACGGCCATCGCACACACCTGTTCAAACAGACATTGTGTGCGTCCAGAACATCTCAAACAGGGTACCAAGATGAGACACACCATGTACACCAACAGGCAGAGGGGACCCAGACCACACATATGGAAGTATGGACCAGATCCTGCCCGCAAGCGACTGCACCTGGCTTTCATGCGAAGCAAGGCACAGGCCAAGTTCCGTTCAGAGACATGGGCAATGGATTTCTATGACTTTGAACAGAGATGGGCGGGTCGTTATGCAGAGACAGGCATAGCATCCTCATCACCCATCATGGCCAGACGAGATCCCATGGGTCCATGGAGCCTTGACAACACAGAACTCAGGATCAGAGGTGAGAACCAGAGCAGGATGCACTCCATAAAAAGAGAGATGGGACTGCCACCCGCACACAGATTCAACAACAAACCATAAGGAGAAAACATGAAGACACAAGACAAAACACCATTGACAGAACAAGAGATAAGAGCCGTGGTCACGGTGATTGACATAGCCTCAACCAGAGGTGCTTTCAGAGGCAATGAAATGTTGGGAGTGGGCACACTTTACAACAGATTGAACGGCCTGATACAACCAGAAACCATGATACAAACAGGAGACAAAGATGAAAAGAACAACGGATCAAACAATCAGTAAAAAGATAGACGATCTCATACTTGAGAAGAACAGCATGGAACTGTTGGATCTCATACAAACAACAACCACAGAAACATACGAACAACGACAATCCAGGATAAACTCAGCAGGAGGCAAATACAATTTTGCAGACATCTGTGAAGCGGCAGGACATCTTGGTGCTGAATATGGACATGACTACGGAGATCATGGCGAGTCAGTGCCCAAGGACATCATATCCAGCAACTATCTCAGTTGGGCACAGAGGATACTGAAACGATTGCAACAAAACGGAGGCGAAAAATGTTGAAAGATAAATGGCAGACCATTGGAGAGATACTGGCAGAATTCTTCCTGTTGATATGGAATGACATGAAACAACATGGACAACCAGTCAGGGACAACCTGGAACTGTGGCAGACAGTGGATGCACTCAAAGATGAAAAGGGCAAAGACATATGGATGATGATATGTAAATTGGCCTCACAGAGTTCTAGATATGATCTGGCAACCAAAATACACAATCAAAACCTGTTGTCACAGAGCAAGTTCCGTGTGAGGGCGACACATGAAAGAAACAAATCATGTGAGAACAATACCAAAGCATGGAAGACNATAATGTGTGCCAATGATGTCATACAAGACTCTAAAAAAAGAAATAATTTCTTTGGATTGTTTGAATGATCAAAAGATATACATTGACCACAGGGTTGAACACAACGCCTGCACAGATAATCAACCAATTGAATATCACAGGCATGGTAATGAATGATTTTGTTCGTTATGATGCTGAGAAAGGTTGGCAGTTCGCTGTCAAACAGGAAAACAACAAGATTATCACGATCAACTGTGATGAACAAAACGACATTGTTGCGATCATTCAATAAATATGTTTAAAGTTTCATAGGAGAACAACAGTGGCTTCAAAAGCAAAACTAACAACAAGATCAGCAAGTTCAACATCAGTAACTTCTGACAATCTAGGCAAAGGTTCAGAACTAACATTCAATGAAATGGATTCTAACCTAATCAATCTAAGAGATCAAACCATTGGTATAGTGGCAGACGATTCCGCAACCATCAACATAGGTGCAGGAGATAATCTCTACATACAGGGTGGTAACAATGTGACCACCGCAACCAATTCAGATGGTTCTGTGACCATAAACGCATCTATTTCAAGTTTTGGTGATCTAACAGCAACAGGATCAACAATTAATTCTCCATCCAATGCAGACATAACATTAGATCCATCAGGTTCAGGTTCAGTTGCCATAGACAAGGTGGCCATCACAGGTGGAACCATAACAGGAATCACAGACCTAACGGTGGCAGATGGTGGAACAGGTCGTTCCACATTCACCAGCAACGCAATCTTGAGAGGTGACGGCACAAACGCAATCGCATTTGGTGGTGATTTGACTTTCAATGGATCAGTTTTGGCAGTCACAGGTGATGCAACCGTTTCTGCAGATTTATATGTTTCAGGTACATCAACACTGGGTGGTGTCGCTGTTACTGATCATACAATAACAACAAGCAGTTCAAACGCAAATTTGTTTATTGAAGCAAGTGGCACAGGAACAATACAATTAGAAAATTTAAGCATAGCAGGTGATGGAGCAACAGTCACAGGTATCCTAGACGAGGATGCAATGGGCACTAACTCTGCAGTAAAACTTGCCACACAACAATCAATCAAAGCATACGCAGACACCAAAGCAGTATTAACAGGTTCAACCAACAACACCATTGCAACTGTCACAGGTGCACACGCACTTAATGGTGAAGCCAACTTGACATTTGATGGATCAACATTGGCAGTGACAGGTGCCGCAACAGTTTCAACAACATTGGGAGTCACAGGTGCATCAACACTGGATGGTGTATTGATTTCAGACAATCATATTTCATCCGCGGCTTCAAACGCAGACCTACACATAGACACATCAGGTACAGGAAAAGTTATCACAAACGCAATCCAAGTTGGAGTTGGTGATCAGACAGGCGGTAACATAATTTTAACAGACCAAGCAGATGGTTCATTCCAGACAGCACAATTTGCCAACCCTGGTATGTTGAATCCATCAGGACTACAGATTGATTCAGCAGGTTCATTCCACTATTCACAATTGATCCTAAACAGTTTTTCTACAAATGCCTACAACTCACTTTGGGCCACAAGATCAAACACAAACACACACGGTGCAAATGCTTTCCTAGATGTAGGAGATACTATATTCAATTTCTTTGCGGCAGGTTGGAACGGTGACACAGACGGTTCAGGTTATTTCTCTGCCAACGCACAAGTTGATATGTTTGCATCAGAGGCACATGATGCTTCCAACAGAGGTGGTGGAGTCAATATACGAACCATCAACACAGGTGCGTCATCAGGTGCAACTATAAAATTTGAAATGACAGACAATGTGGTTATTAAAAATCCAAAAGCGGCCACAACAGCGGCTTTGGCAGTGGAAGGATCAATAAGATTAAAGAACACAAGCAATCCATCCAATGTCACAGACTCTGCACACATATTTGCCAAAGACGATGGTTCAACATCAGAAGTGTATGTGAGAGATGAAGCAGGCAACGAAACCAAAATATCACCACACAACCAATCAGGTCAATGGGAATACTATTCAAGAAATGTTAATACAGGTAAAGTTTTCAGAGTCAATATGGAATCATTGATCAAAGAAGTTGAAAGACTATCTGGCAAAACATTTATAGAACAGGAGTAATACAATGGCTTATCCTACAGTAAAAGCAGGAACTACTCATGTTGACGCAGGCAGTGACAGTCCCAAACAAGCAAGAGCAGACATAAAACAAAACATAGACAATGTGAATGATCTTATAGATCATTTCAACAGCAGTGGTCCTATCTCAATACAGGGCAATGAAATCACAAGCACAAGATCCAATGATGACCTAATACTACAGGCATCAGGTACAGGCAAAGTTTCATCACCTGAAACAATAAACTTCAACACAGTGGGCAGAATGATCATCACTGATCAGGCCGCTGGAACATTCTCAACTGAAAGCAGTAGTTCAATTGGAATGTTATACAACAATGGAATACAGGTAGAGGCCGCGGGAAACTATGAATATCCTGCATTGGTATTGAAAACACATTCAGCAAACGGTTATCCAAACCTATGGGCCGCAAGATCAAAACACAACACATTTGGAAGCAACACACACCTAAGCAACAATGATATTATTTTTAAATTCTTTGGTGCGGGTTTTGATGGTGCAGATTACAACACACCACACGCGGAAGTTGACTTAAAAGCCGCAGAGGACCACGATGGTTCAGCACAGGGTGGCAAGATAGTTTTCTCAACAGCCACTAACGGAACAAAAGTTTCAGCGGCAAGGATGACGATGGACGATGATGTCACATCAGAAGTTAAATTTGAATTCAATAAAAATTACAAAGAAAAAATCACAGCATTATCAAGTGCCACAACCATAGCGGTTGATTGCAGTCTGGGAACAGTCTTCACATCAACACTATCACACAATGCAAATCTTGTTTTATCAAATCTTGGTACAGGAGAAAGTATTGTGTTCATACTGACACAGGATTCAGATTCAACATACAACACAGCATCATTCTATGCCTCAGATTCAACTGCTGTTAAATTTCCAACTGCACAGTCAGCCTCACTGACGCAGGCAAATGATGCCATAGACATGGTTGTCATCTTCAACGATGGTACCAATCTATTGGGCACAATCAACAACAACTTTGGTGGATAATGCCTTTAGGTGCCGCAAAATTTTCAGGAATGGGTGGTGGACAAAAGAATCCGCCCAATGGAATCTATGTCAATAAGAACACAGATTCCAACATTGAAGCAGTCATAAGTTCAGAACAAAAAATAAATTTCGTAGGAGCATCATTGCAAGATGATGCCAACGATGCTGGCATGGCAGTGATTTCCGCGGGTGGTGGTTTTTCTGTTTGGGTCAAACACGACTCAACCAAAACTTTTGAAATGAGTTCACAAACCACAGATGTCTATTCCACTGATGAATTGCCCACTAGTGGTGGTACTGGTGTTGGCCCAATCAATTGGAAATTTGAATACAGATTAGATGTCCTTGATGGATCATCACTGACAAAAACATTTAGGATGACATTCACAAACGGTGGTGCAGGTAGTGGTCAAGGCTCTGCAATTTTTGAACTCACAGACTCTTTTGATCAAATCGTTGATGGTTGGAATCATTATGCCTTTGTGAGAGGAGCGACAACTATTACAGGTAGCAAATTTATATATAATGGTTCATTGTTCATCAATGGACAAGAGAATGTTGTACAAAAGACCGTAAATAGATCAGGACAGAGTATTGTAAATTATCTTATACCTTTGAAAAAAATATTGTTGAATGATACAACCATCAATGAACCAACAGACGGCAATTTTCTTTTTTCAGACAGTTGTTTCCAACAGTTCGTCATATACGGAACAAACTTTCCTGCAAAACTTAGATCAGACGACACTTTTAGGAATCTGGGCAGTGATGGCACAAGGGGAGGTGAATTCACAGCACCTGGTCTGCATTTGATGTTCAATCATCCATTCACAGATATCACAACATTTGATTCAACAGCATCAGTCACCCTGGATCAAACAGGGTCATTAGACACAACAAGTTATGACTGCTTTATATCAAGACCATAACTTTATGACTACGGTAAATAAACTTATAAACACAAGGAGATATATTTTATGTCAGCGGCATCAAATTATTTAGAAAACGAAGTTTTAGATCATGTATTGGGAGAAGGTGCAAGAGATTTCACACCACCTACTCTTTATGTTGCCTTGTTCTCAGGAACAGCATCAGATGTATCAGCGGCCCTAGAAGCAGGCACAATGGCCAATACCGCAGGCAACTGGGGAAACTACGAAATTAGCACAGGTGGCTATGTAAGACAATCAATCAACTTTGCGACAGCATCAGGTGGATCAGCATCCAACAATGTTGTGGTAACATTTCCACAAGCAACAGCAAACTACAACAATCCATCATCAGGTGGATCTACTGTGAACTATGTTGCTATTGTTGATCAAGTATCAGATGGATCTTCAACTTCTAATGTTTTGTTCTATGGAGCATTAACTAATCCTAAAGAAATACTAAACGGCGACACATTATCAATCGCATCAGGATCACTGACCGTAAGTCTCGCATAAGGAGGTAGTCAATGGCTGTAAAAGAAGCCTTTGAAGGTCAAGACGATTATACTTGGAACGATTTTGGTGATGTAGATAGATCGTGGGACGACTGGTTCAACGAGAAATGGGATCCAGGTGGAGTCTTCCAAGCAAGAAGTAGCAAAAGTATTTTTGGAATTTGGTCATCTCCTGCAACACCCAACGCACTATTTTCACAATCAACATTTGGAATTTGGTCATCACCAGCAACACCCAATTTAAGTTTTTCACAAAGTACATTTGGTACATGGTCATCAACTGCATTTCCTAACATAGCAAGTACAGTGACTGGCGATGCCAACTTCGCACCTGCCATCATGGTCAGTGCATTTGGTGGATTGTTTGCTCCAAGCATCAATGCCAACTTTGCCCCAGCGGCTTTGGTTGCAATAACACTAGGAACATTCAATTCTGATTTCAATGTGAATGCCACTTTCAGACCAGATTCAAATCCAACGGCAACGACATCTCTGGAATCAAATGCCAACTATGCCAATGCGGCATTGAATAGTTTATTTTCTGCGTTTAACACACAATTGGCCACAGGAAGATATGTTTCCATCGCTGATCCATTCAACATGGCCAAGCCAATACAAGAAACAAGACTGTATAAATTGTTAAGAGAAACAAGACTATTAGAACTAAATGATGAAAGTCGTGTAAATAGTATAAAACAAGAAACAAGGATAGAATCAGTGAATCAAGAAACAAGAGTTTTAACAATAAAAAGACCAGGATTCGTTGACAATACTACAATACCAAGAGTGAGAGGAAACCATGGCTAACCTAACAGGATTCTTAAGAGACAACAAAGGTGCATACATTCACAAAGATCCAGATGCCAATTTGGTATATGGTGTTGATTTTACAGAATATCTAAACGCAGGAGACAATCTTACTTCTGCCACAATAACAATTCAAACTATATCAGGTGATGCATCACCATTGGCACATCCTACAGCGGCATCAACAGATGTCAGCATAGCAGGTAATTCACAAGTGAACATAAGATTAAAAGATGGTACCGTGGGTAATGAATACACAGTGGACTGCAAAGTGGTCACAGCAAACGGTGACACAGACTCAAGAAGATTTAGAATTATAGTACAAAGGAAACATCTATAATGGCTGAAACACCTAAACATTACAAACTGGACAGAGACCTAATTTTTAAGTTGGCCACAATCCATTGCACCTACAAAGAGATTGCAGAATGTGTTGGCACATCAGTGACGACTTTAGAAAAAAGATATTCAGGCATCATCAACAAAGGTAGATCAGAAGGTAAAAAATCATTAAGAAGAGCACAAATGGAAAAAGCATTACAGGGTGATGTGAGAATGCTTATATGGATGGGCAAACAGTACCTAGATCAAAAAGATTCTCCAGAAGACAATGAGAATACTGTTCCTTTACCATGGGACGAATCAAAAGATTAATTACTATCCTTACAAATGCTTTAAATACAAATGAAGCATGAAACTATCAGATCCACAAAAACAAGTAGCATACGACAATCATAGATTCCGTGTATTGGTCACAGGAAGAAGATTTGGTAAGACTACTCTGGCAATCAGAGAACTTTGTTATCATGCAAGGCTACCTGGCAAAGTTTGTTGGTATGTGGCACCATCATACAGACAGGCCAAACAGATTGCTTGGATACAATTGAAAGACAGATTATCAAATCTGCGTTGGATCAAAAAAATTAATGAAGCAGAACTTACAATATTTTTAAAAAATGGATCAAGGATATGTTTGAGAGGTGCAGACAATCCAGACTCATTGAGAGGTATTGGATTGGACCTAATATGTTTTGATGAAACATCAGACATACCAGAAACTGCTTGGACGAGTGTGTTAAGACCTACCATATCAGATACCAAAGGATCAGTGTGTTTCTTTGGCACACCTAAAGGTATGAATTGGTTCCATGATCTATATCAAAGAGGACAAAACTCTGCAGAATCAGAATGGCGTAGTTGGTTGTTCACCACAGAACAAGGTGGTTGGGTAGATCCTGAAGAAATACAACAAGCAAAAAACGATCTTGATATAAAATCATATCGTCAGGAGTA